TTCTTATTAAAGAACACACCGGCATCAGCGATAAGAAATTAATAAAGGTCATAAAGGAATCGACTGGCTTAGATTTTTCTGAGTATAAGCCTGAACTCAATGAGTGGTATTTGACTAAAGATGGAGAAATAGAAACTGGAAAATATGCTCTAACACGTGATATAGCATTACCTAAGACAGGAGAATTATTAGCAAAGAAAAAGTCTTGGGTTGAAATCATGGAATCCACACCGCATGGATCAATACTTGGTCATTCGGTGTTTAAAGCACAGCACATAAAAACTCAACAAACAATCTATATCACACAAGAAGATATTATTCGATGATAAAGGACAATACAACAACTGCCGCTATAGCGATTGCTGATCGACCTCTTGGAACAAAGAAAAAACGAAAAGATAAAGAGTTTACAATCTCTGACGAAACCTTTAATCGTTTTGCGACAGGAAGAACTAAGTTCGAAAGATGGAGCAAATATCTTAATGTTTTAGACGAAACAGAAAAATCTATTTACGACTTTTATAATAAAAATAGAGATGCTGTAATATATCTTCGAAATGAAAAGACAGGTGCGTTGAGGGCTATACGACCAAGAGCAGCAAATGAGTAAATAATTACTCATTTTGTTGTTTACAGGATCGTTATCATAGAGTATAATTAAACCTTAACAATCAAAGAATCGCACATGTCAATATTCGTAGAACAAATTTCCAGAAAACCAGATCACTATCCTTGGACAGAGGACTTCATTCAGGCCATGCACAATGGCTTTTGGACAGATAAAGAATTTAATTTCCAATCAGACGTTCAAGACTTTAAAGTTAACATGTCTGAAGATGAGCGTGAAATGGTCACTCGCTGTCTTTCAGCAATTGCACAAATTGAAGTTGCAGTTAAGACGTTTTGGGCCAACGTTGGTCAAAATTTACCACACCCATCAATCACCGATCTTGGTTATGTGATGGCTAATGTAGAAGTTATTCATAACAACGCTTATGAACGACTCATTGATATTCTTGACATGGAAGACGTGTTTGAGGATAATCTTCAACTTCCTATCATTCAAAATCGTGTAAAGTATTTACGTAAGTATCTACATAAGTATTACAAGGATTCAAAGAAGCAGTACGTCTACTCTCTTATTTTGTTTACTTTATACGTAGAAAACGTTTCGTTGTTTTCACAATTCTACACCATTAACTACTTTAATCGTTTCAAAAACCAATTGAAAGATGTTGCTCAACAAGTAGCATATACTTCAAAGGAAGAAATGATTCATGCTATGGTGGGTGTAAAGCTGGTAAACGTTATCCGCGAGGAACACCCTGAACTTTTTGACGAAGAGCTTATTCAGCGTATTCGTTCCGAATGTGTTGAAGCATTCAACGCAGAAGCAAAAATTATCGAATGGTCTGTAAACGGTTATCAATCGGAGCACCTCAGTTCTCCAATTATGCATAACTTTATTAAGAATCGTTTGAATCAATCCCTCGAACTCATTGGCATTGAGCCAGTTTTTGACGATATTGATCAAAGTTTACTTGAAAAAACAGAATGGTTTGATGAAGATGTATTAGGTAACACCGCTACAGACTTCTTCTTTAAACGCCCGACAGAATATTCGAAGAAAGACAAATCATACGACGAAGACGACCTATTTTAAAGGTATAGATATATTATGGAAAAATATTACTGGTTAAATAAAGATTCACGCTTGTTTCTTGAGCGTGGGTATTTAATGGAAGGTGTAACACCTGAAAAACGTATAAGGCAAATCGCGCTTAAAGCACAGCGAACTTTAGGTGAAGATGGATTTGCAGATAAGTTTGAAGATTATATGTCGCGTGGATGGTATTCCCTCGCCTCTCCGATCTGGGCAAACTATGGGCTTAAACGTGGCTTACCCATTTCTTGCTTTGGATCATACATCGATGATACGATGGAATCTATTTTAAGTAAACAGGCCGAGGTCGGCATGATGACTAAGATGGGTGGAGGAACGTCTGCATACTTTGGATCACTGCGTAGCCGCGGATCTGAAATTTCCGCAGGTGGCAATTCAAATGGTCCTGTTCATTTTATGGAGTTGTTTGAAACCATGACGAATGTTGTTTCTCAAAGTAATGTTCGTCGTGGTTCTTTTGCTGGTTATATGCCAATTGATCATCCAGACATTCTCGAGTTTCTTCAAATACGAGATGATGGAAATCCTATTCAAAACATGTCGATTGGTGTTACAGTACCTGATAGCTTTATGAAAGAAATGCTTGATGGCGACAAAGAAAAGCGTAAGATTTGGGGTAAAGTAATTCAAAAACGATATGAAAGTGGTTATCCTTATATCATGTTTAGTGATACAGTAAATAAGAATAAACCAAAGGAAAGTGGTAAAATCCACGCGTCAAATCTATGCTCTGAAATCTGTTTATCCACAAATAAAGAAGAATCATTTGTATGTTGCTTATCGTCAATGAATCTGCTTCATTATGATGAGTGGAAAGAAACAGATGCAGTTCAAGTAATGACAAAGTTTCTCGACACAGTGATTGAAGAGTTTATTGAAAAGACAGAAGGTTTGCCCTTTATGGACGCACCTCGTAAGTTTTCAATGGAACAACGCGCAATTGGTATTGGAGTTCTTGGATGGCATTCGTATCTTCAAAGCAAAAGTATTGCATTCGAGGATCTACAAGCTAAAATGCTAACAAGTGAAATCTTTAAGCACATTGAATCTGAAAGCATGCTCGCTTCAGGCGAAATGGCTAAAACGCTAGGAGAACCAGAAAAGCTTAAGGGATCAGGTCGTAGAAATATGACAACACAGGCAATTGCTCCTACTACTTCGAGTTCTTTTATTCTTGGCCAAGTATCACCAAGCGTTGAGCCTCTAAATAGTAACTACTTTGTTAAAGATCTCGCAAAAGGAAAATTTACTTATAAGAATCCTTATCTAAAAGAAGTTTTAAAAGAACACGGGTATGACACCTCTGATGTGTGGAAATCTATTCTCGTAACAGGAGGAAGCGTTCAACATCTTACGTTTTTATCTAACCACGAAAAGGATGTGTTTAAAACCTTTGGTGAAATATCTCAAAAGGAGGTTATACTACAAACCAGTATAAGACAGAAATTTATTGACCAATCTCAAAGCATTAACCTTATGATTCACCCAAAGACTCCACCTCGTGATACGAACCAGCTTCTTATCTACGCTTGGGAGCAGGGTGTAAAAACGCTTTATTACCATCGTGGCACGAATCCTTCACAGGAACTATCACGTAACTTACTCACCTGTACTTCTTGCGAAGGATAGCTTATGGCTGTAGAAAAACTATATTGTGGCGAGTGTAAAATTCATTTCACGATTACATGGGATGAAGACGAATCTCCAGATTTTTTAGAGCCGCTATACTGTCCAATGTGTGGTTCTGAATTAAACGATTATAACGATAGCGATTATAACGACGAATGGGATGAATAAAATAAAAGGACATATGTATTGGATGCAAGGGTGGGATAACGCTCCACCGCGGGCATTAAGGAATTACGAATCATGGAAGGCTGAAGGTTTTGACATAAAACTTTGGGATGATGCTAATGTTCCAATTAAATTTCACCCTTTAATTCCTCCAGCAATGAGGTGCGATATTACTCTTTCTCGTGCACAATTTTTGTATGGAGGTTTAGGATTAGGGGCTGATATGTCTCCAATAAACGCTGATGCTATTAAAAATGCTGTAAACGCTTTACCTGAACAAAAAGGATATATTGTTTGGCAGAGTTTAGAAAGCTGTTCTAGTGACAAGCCTTATAACGGAGGTAGCTATTTCCCCAAAGAAAATAAATTTATTGAAAAGGTTTGGGAAAACAATCAAAAGTTATTAAAAATAAACTATCTCGATGTCCCTAAACCAGTTCGAATTACTGGTCCATACGCGTGGAAAAGGGTATTTGTAACCCACAGACAATACGTAAAAGTCTATAAAGGTTCAGAAGTCTTTTTAACAGAGCCAAGAGTAAATACTATATCAAATAATGCTTGGCTTGATGCTGGTTTTGCTGGAGATAATTTTGGAGATAAGCCAGAAGTTTGGGAATAAATAACTCTATGTGGAGTTATAAAGGCGAAGAGTTTACTAGTGATATGATTGGCGATAATATAGGCTTTGTCTATATTGTTACCGATAGAGAAACGGGCATGAAGTATATCGGAAAAAAGGGGTTTTTCTCAAAGGTAACTAAAGCACCTTTGAAAGGTAAGAAGCGTAAACGCAGATCCCTGAAGGAATCTGATTGGAAAACGTATTGCGGTTCAAGTGAAACTGTAAAACTAATTGTAGAAGAAAACGGTTTAGACCACTTCCATCGAGAAATCATTCATTTGTGTAAATCTAAAGGAGTAATGAGCTATATGGAATGTTACGAACAAATGAACACTCATGCGCTTCTTAAACCTGAAGAATACCACAACGCCTTTTTCGGCGGAAAAATCCACCGCGGGCATTTGAAAGATCTTAAGGCAGAAGATTTTGAGTAATAATTGTTTACAAAGCCTGAAACTTAGAGTATAATATATATTATGAAAAATACAAAACAAACAACAAATAGTTTGCGAGGTGCGTCATTATAATCGTCGACTATAGTGGCATAGCAATTGCTGCAATTTTTTCTCAAGATCGTCCAGATGAAATTCAGGAAGGTCTTATTCGTCATATGATACTAAACAGTATACGACGATACAACACTAAATTCCGTGATCAATACGGCCAAATGATTATTGCATGTGATAGTACATCTTGGCGTAAAGAAAAGTTCGCAAATTATAAAGCCAAAAGAAAAACCGCTCGTGATGAATCACCTTTGGACTGGGGCAAGTTCTTTGGTTTTCTCAATGGAATACGAGATGAAATCGCAGAAGAAATGCCTTATCCTGTCGTTCATGTAGATCGAGCAGAAGCTGATGATGTTATTGCTACTCTCACGAACTCCACTCAAGAGTTTGGCCAAAACGAACCAGTCATGATCGTTTCTTCAGATAAAGACTTTATTCAATTGCAGCGTTATTCAAATGTAAAACAATTTAGCCCTATGAAACGTGCTGAATTGAAGATTGAAGATCCAGCGTTTTATAAGTTTGAGCACATCTGTAAAGGTGATACCAGCGATGGTGTACCAAATATGCTTAGTGCTGATGATACTTTTGTCGTAGAAGGTGGTCGTCAAACACCTATGCGAGCTAAAAAAATCAAAGAATGGTACGACGCTTGTGGTGGTAACGCGTCTGACGTCGATTCATTACGTAATGCAATGACTGAAGAACAATACCGTAACTTTTGTCGCAATAAGCTTATGATCGATTTGGATTGTATCCCTGAAGATATTCAGTCTAACATCATGGATAAATATAAATCTCAACAAGGTAAAAAGAACATGAAAGTCTTAAATTACTTAATTACTAAAAGATGTAGTTTGCTTGTAGAATCGGCAAAAGACTTCTTTGTTAACTCTAACTAAATCTAAATTATGGAAAAACCAACAATTCAAAAATATATCTACGAAGTATTTGAAGAAGTGTGCAAACTTGAAGATCGCAATGACCGTATTGAATACTTAAAGGAAAATGCATTTAAACAAGTAAAGTCTGTTTTGCAGTTATGCTATAACGATAAAATCCAATTACAGCTTCCTAGTGGTAAACCTCCATTTGAGCCGTGCCCTGAAGGTCGCGAACCTGCACCAATAGGGACTGCATTTAAGCCTATCGGAATGTGTGTAGTTGGAAATAAACTTTCAGCAATCAAAAAGGAAAAGATCTTTATTTCAATTTTAGAGCAAAAACAAGAAAATGATGCTAATATCCTGTGCGCTGCTAAAGATGGAACTATCACGAATCTTCAAAACAAGAAGTATCGCAAAATTACTAAAAGCTTGGTTGAAGCAACATTTCCTGAATTACTAAAATAGTGTACAAATAACGCAACTTCGTTATAATTATATTATGAACGTATTTGTACTAAATAATGATCCAGTAAAAGCAGCACAAGAACACTGCGACAAGCATGTCGTAAAAATGATTATTGAGTCTGCACAAATGCTATCAACGGCTCACCGTATGCTTGATGGCAAAGCAGAAAAACGTCGTTCAGTGTCAGGTAAAACAATGCAACAGTATTATGTTTTACCTGACGAACGCGAAAACTTACTCTATAAAGCAGTTCATAAGTATCATCCTTGTACTGTATGGACTATGGAAACACTTGAAAACTATCGCTGGCATTGGAAACTATTCAATGCTCTTTGCGACGAATATACGTATCGCTATGGTAAGGTTCACAAAACCGATAAGCTCTTACGTAAAGAACTGTTTTATGGTCCAGCAAATTTAGCTGAAGGGCCTCTTACTAAGTTCCCATTGGCGATGAAATCAAATCCAGAATGCATGTTTGACGATCCTGTCAAATCATACCGCGCCTTTTACAAAACAAAACAAGAAAGATTCAATATGGCTTGGTCAAAACGACCCGTGCCACATTGGTTTATTAGCTAAAATTATGTTATACGATTACACATGTAGTAAATGCAACGTTATATGGGAAGAACAACACCCTATTGACGAGCGTGATATTAATGTTGGGAAACCAACGCCTAAGCAATATTGCTCCAACTCCGAAAAGTGCAACGGTGTCATTGAAAGATTGATGACTGCACCAGCGTTGACTTTTGAAGGTTCTGTTGGAACAATTAGGCGAGCAGGTTCTGAATGGAATGACGTTCTCAAAGGGATTAAAAAGGCATCTGGAAAGGATAACACAATTGAGCACTACTAAATTTATACATGAAAACGTCGATCTCGGCTACCAAGATCTTAAAGCCGAAACACTCAAATCTGGACGTACGTACGTCACGCCTGAAGGTGAAAAGTATCCTTCTATTACGACTGCGCTAGGATATCGCGATCGTTGGAAGTGGGCCGAATGGCGTAAAAATATTGGTGAAAAGGAAGCGAATCGTATTACTCGACATGCTACAACGCGTGGTACTTCAGTTCACAATATTGCTGAAAGGTATATCAATAACGAAGAAGACTTTATTCGTACTGCAGGTGACAAAATGCCGCATGTTCAATACAGTTGGAACACCTTAAAAAAGGTGATTGACGATAACGTAGGTAAAGTCTATATGCAAGAGTGTCCTCTTTATTCTGACCGATTAAAGGTTGCAGGCCGTGTTGACTGCATCGCAGAATTTGATGGTAAGTTATCCATTGTTGATTTTAAAACATCAAGTAGAATCAAAGAACGTAGCGAAATCAGTTCTTACTTTATGCAAGAATGTGCTTATGCTATTATGTTTGAAGAACGCACCGGAATTGTGATTGACCAACTCGTCACATTAATGGTAGTTGATGGAGATCCTAAACCAATTATTTTTAAAGAAAACAAAGAAGATTGGATTGATCCTTTGATTGAAGAACTAACTTATTACTACGAAAATAGAAAATGAACCCCGATGATCCAACACCTCCAAGTGATCCATTAAGCGATTTAACCGAAGCATGTTTTAGATTACTTGGAACACTACAAAATATTGAAAAAGAAGAACAGCCTGATCCTGAAGATTTTCAAACATCTATGCATAAGATGAGTGCTGCAATGCAAAAATTTATACGATGATTATATTAACAGATGTGGATGGAGTGCTCTTGTCATGGGTTCACTCATTTGAATGGTGGATGAAGCGTAAAGGCTTCAAGAAAAGTCCGCAAATTTCATATAAGGTGTCAGAGGTGTATGGTATATCAGAAGATGAAGCTGATGTTCTTGTAAGACACTTTAACGAATCAGCGGCTATTGGGTTTTTACCACCATTGGGCGATGCTATTAAGTACGTTCGCAAGTTTCACGAAGAGCACGGTGCAGTATTTCACTGTATTACTTCTCTTGGAACAGAACCTTACGCCCAACGTTTACGTGAAGAAAATTTAAAAAGAGTATTCGGCGATAGCATATTTGAACGAATCGAATGTCTCGACTGTGGAGCTGATAAGACAGAAGCGCTAAAGAGGTATGAAGATTCAGAATTCATATGGGTTGAAGATAAACCCGAAAATGCTGAAGTAGGAGCTCGCCTCGGTCTTAAATCATTTTTATTGACACACCCGTATAACATCAACTACAACGCTGAAACCAACAAAGGAGTAACTCGAGTAAGAAATTGGAAAGCTATATATGACTATTTTTATTGAAAACATTTTAGGTATAATCTATAACATTTGCTTTATTGGATGTTTTTGGCCACAGATTTACAAGTCAATCAAAACGCAATCAGTTGAAGACGTGAGTATTTTGCTTTGTGTCATGTCTATAATTGGATATGTCGCAGCATTAGGCTATGCAATTCTTAAGTTTGGATTTGATTATTGGCTATGCGCTAATTATATCCTAAGTGGTATTTCAGTGATTGCAATGATTTGCGTATACTACAAATTTAAAAAATGATGAAAAAATCAATGAATCAGCAAAACAGTGATTGTCGACCTCTTACGACAGTCGATAAGGTAATAATAGGGGTATTCAGCGCGTGTTTTATCGCATTCCTCTTCATGTGGTTAAGTTTTCTATAAGGTTGACTTTCAACCACTTGTGAAAAAGTGCAAAAAAAGTGCATTTAAATCTAGTTGGTTATCAACTACTTAGATGCCTTAAGGGCTTGCAGGGCCGTTTTAGCTAAAAATAACTGTTTACAGAACTCGTTTCTTATGGTATAATAGTACCATAATCAAATAAAGGTTAAACTTATGGCTAGAATCAAATACATCATCGATCACCCTGGATACGGGGACAAATTCAGCGTCACTACTACTCATAATGGCGTAGCATACGAGTGCGGCAAAAAGCAAGTAATGCTATATGTTGCATGTTACGATTGCTTCGTATCAGCTCGAGCAGACGTTCAAATGCGGGCAGTATCTCAAATGGAGGTAATATAATTATGACAAATCGCTACAAATCACGTCTTATTCGCAAATCTTCATTTTGGAAAAAAATTCTTTACATGCTTAAACTCAAGGAGGTAACTATATAATGAGCAACTTAATCGAAATACATCGTCCATCAGAATCAAGAGGCGCCTTTGACGCCGACGAACATGCCCTTCGTGATAAAATTTACGAGGCGGTCATTCCTCAAATTCAGAAAGAACGCGGCGGAGAACACGTTGCTGAACTCGTGTTTCACATTTTAAACGCTCCTGAAGAAATGCTGAGTGAAGTGGAACTTAAAATCGCAAATGATTTTCGAGCAAAAAAGCATTATTCTCTTTCGACTGGTGATATCGTCGTAGTAGATGGTGAGTATTTTTTATGCGAGTCATTTGGTTGGAAAAAGCTTGAAAACCCGATTTATCCTTTAGTCGATCCAATGCAAGTAGAAAGGGTAATTATATAATGAGCGTTGTATCTGAAAAAGCAGAAAAGCACTTCCCTTCTCATACCGATATTGGCATGGAGGTAGAAGGAATCGTTCACGGTAACGCATTCTTTGACGAGCATCAACATAATCGCGAAACATTAGATGATCTTATATCAGATCTTATCCAATACCGCGATTCAATTCCAACAGCTGAAGACTACGAAGAAAGTGGAAGATTATAATATGAATACACGAACATCAGATTCCTACGTAACTACTGTAGACCACCATAGCGAAAAAGGTAAAGCCCTTATTGCAGCACTTAGAAAATACGTAAAGGCAGAAGACGAATATACCGGAGGTCCTCAAAGACGAGTATGTGTCAAAGGTCGTATGGGAAAAAACAATCCAAACGCGTACAAATACTCCATAAAGGGAAAGCAAGTCTCTTGGTATGGTAGTCACTCTCATCAAACAATTAAACTCGTTGATGCGGCTAAAGCCGATATCTACATTTATAACAGATAGTAAACACTAAAAATTATTAA